CAATAGTATTAAAGAAGCTCATAGAAATTTATCTGGTGCTTTGAAACTTCAACCGCATTCTAAAGATGTGTTCTCATACCTGTTAACTTGGAAAGAGAATTCTAAAGATAAAATTTTAGTTGTGCAAGACATAGTTATAGCAAAAAGGTTGTACACCAAGCTTCAACTCAAGTATGCTAAAATTTTAAACAGATATTGTGTATTCGACTAACAAATGACGTGCCTTTGATTGAAAAATTAGACGATACTTGATATTTCTCTTGAAATTTACGAATTCGTATGATATAATCAAGGCTTCTACGTAAATTAAACTATAGTCATTTGTGTAAATTGCAGTATTAAGAGCTGCAAACCTGCCTAAGATAGAAGCGGTTTAACCCTATGTAGAAATAAACCTTCATATGTTAGTCTAATGAACTTTGAACTCCTTTCTGCATTAGATGCTTCGGTATGAGCTGGATAAGTAACCAGCATTAATTCACTACGTTCGTTAGTCTAGTGCTAATACAAAATGTAAACCATACTTGACAAATAGCATGAGTATGGTTATAATGAGATACAATAAGAATAATTTATGAAATGCATAATCTGTAATCAATATTTCAAACATACGGTTTTCAACCAAAGTTTTGAATGCGAAAATTGTCAATCTATTGTTTTAGATGAAATTGACTCTGAGATGCAAGTCGAAGTAGAATTACTAAAGCATCCTTCCGGTAAGACTCGTGCTGTTATGTACGATGACCTTTACGATGATGCAGGTGATTCAATTTAAAGAATATAGCAGGTGGGCGGCTGGAAGTCGCATGGAGTTTCATATGCTCTAGAAAAGTTACGTTCGATTCGTAAACACTGCAACCAGATTAGACTAGGGTAGCTCCCGAAAAGATGATTCATCACCATCCTGTCTATATTTTAATGTGATGAAATTTCCTTGATGGAGAAATATATGAAAGAATTTAAAGAAAATCCTAGATATTTAATAGATGTTTTAGGTAGGGTATATGACAGTGAAAAGAACATATTTGTTTGTCAGTACGACAACGGTTGTGGTTATATCGCTGTTAAAATGAGATATCCAAACGGAAAAAGAAAGCAACACTATATCCATAGACTACTTGCCGAAGTTTACTTAGGTTGCACTAAAAATATGGATATTAATCATTTAGACGGTGATAAAAGTAATAACTGCTTAGACAATTTAGAGATTGTTACACATCGAAAAAATATGCAACATGCTTTTGATAATAAACTACTAAAAGGCTTTGTTCAAAAGTTTTATTAAGCTGAAGTAGCTCATCTGGTAGAGCAACGGTTTTGTACTCCGTAGGCGGTGGGTTCGAGTCCTACCTTCAGCACCAAATTTAGTTTAACGTACAAATGGTATGTCGGCAAGTCTCACAAGAAACATTCGGTCGAGAGGGACTTACGTTAAATTTATGCTACCATCGTCTATCGGTTAGGACATTAGGTTTTCATCCTAAGAAGCGGAGTTCGATTCTCCGTGGTAGCTCCAGTATAAACGTGTATTCTGCTTACTACGTCAAAAGTGCAGCTGCTCAATCGCCAACGGAAAGAGCATAAGGTAACAGTTGGATGAATTTATACAACAGCTAGGTTGGCCCACCGAAAAGACGATTATCCACCGTCCTGCTGATTGTTATTTAGTGGATGTGTTTGGATAACATATGAATAAATTAACTAAAACATGTAAAGTACACGGAGAAACTGCATATAGACTAGAAAGCAGCAACAATAATAGATATCGGTGCGTAAAATGTGCATCAGAGGCTGTACAGAAAAGACGAGACAAATTAAAAGTCTTAGCTGTAGAGTACAAAGGTGGTTGTTGTTCTATTTGTGGTTATAAGAAATACATAGGAGCTTTAGAGTTTCACCACTTAGACCCGAATGCAAAAGATTTTGCAATTTCTGGAAGCGGTTTAACTAGAAGTTTCGAAAAAATTAAATTAGAACTTGATAAATGCATTTGTGTTTGTGCTAATTGTCACAGAGAATTACATCAAGAAATTAGAAATATTCCATTGTAGCTCAGTCGGTAGAGCAAACGCCTGTTAAGTGTTGGGTCGGAGGTTCAAGCCCTTCCAATGGAGCCAATTTAGAAGTATGGTCGAGTGGCTTATGGCAATGGTTTGCTAAACCATCGGTGGCGAAAGCTGCCCACAGGTTCGAATCCTGTTACTTCTGCCAAATAATCTATGTATAGGCTAGTCTGGTTAAGTCACTGCATTTGGGGTGCAGATATCGGTGGTTCGAATCCATCTACATAGACCAATTTCTATTCTCCATTTGCAAATGGAGAATGCGTTATATCAGAATAGCGAATAATTAGGATACGTATACCGTTAAAGAGACGGTCTGGTCTGTAAAACCAGCGCTAATATAGCTCATATGGGGCGTTACCATAAGTATCCACCAAGAACCTACCTTAGGTCCGAAGTCACCTCGGTTTTAGGCGTCCCACGAATCTGTTGCGTGGTAACACGAAGTGTAAGAAGCTTCGGGTAAGTACCGCCAAGTACTTATGCAAAGAATACAGCGTTCCATCTTGCGGCAACTACGAAAAGGTTGCACTGGAAGTCGTAACCCAGACTAATTTATACGACAGCTAGGGTAGCTCCCGAAAAGTAAGCTCCTCACTTACCTGCTGCTTGTTTATTTTGAGGATTATTCTGAGGAGAATAAAGTGTATAAAACATGCTATACATGCAAAGAAGAAAAATTATTTAGCGATTTTAGTAAAGATAAAACTAAAAAAGATGGCTATTGCAGTCAATGTAAGATTTGTAAGAAAAAATATCACGAAGCTAATAAAGAATGTATTGCTGAGTATAAAAAACAATATAAAGATACAAATAAAGAACAAACTATTGATTACCAAAAGTATTATCGTGAGGCTAATAAAGACAAGATAGCTGAACAAAAGAAGAGATACCAAAAAGATAATCCTGCGAAAATTAATGCCAAAAATGCTAAACGCAGAGCTGCAAAACTTCAGGCTACTCCAAAATGGTTAACACTTGAAGATTTACAACAAATTGAAAACTTTTATAAAGAAGCTCAACGCTTGAAATTACTCACCAACCAAGAATATCACATAGATCATATAGTTCCGCTACAAGGTAAAAACGTGTGTGGTTTACACGTACCGTGGAATCTACAGATTTTACAGGCTTCGGAGAATAGAATTAAATCAAACAAATTACAGGAATAATAAACATGGCATTTACTAAAGGCAAATCAGGTAATCCGAATGGTCGTCCTCGCAGAGACAGTATTGTGGATAAACCAACTAACCGTGAGCTAAAAGAGCGTGAATTAGTCATGCTGCTTCGCAAAATCAAACCTCACGTAGCTGAAGCCATTGTGCAGGCGGCTAACATTATGAAGAATCAAGAAGCGAGTCACCAAAACCAGTTAAAAGCTGCAACTATTCTTTTAGATAACTACCGTAGATTAACTCTAGACATGTACGATGGTGAAGACCAAGCTGATGAAGCGGGTGTAGAAGTACAACAAAATAATGCAGCAGTGTTTAGTCTTAAAGTTGTAAACGAAGAATAAGGATAAAAATGTCAGAACAAATAATGATTGCACCTGCATCTAAGAAACAGGAAATGTTTTTGAACAGTGATGCAACCATTACTCTAGCTGGTGGTGCAGCGGGTTCTGGTAAAACGTATACTTCTTTACTGATTGCTTTAAAGTTCATGCAACACCCTAGAGCTACAGGGGTGATCTTTCGTAGAACATCTAAGATGCTTACTGCTCCCGGTTCAATCTGGCATGAAGCTGTCAGTTTGTATACAAGTATTTATCCTAATTTAAGAATTCGAAGTAGAGAACTTGAATTAGTTTTTCCAAATGGAGCACTACTTAAATTTAGTCACATGCAACATGCCACTAACATGTACGATCACAAAGGTGGTCAATACTCGTTAGTAATCTTCGATGAAGCAACAGACTTTGAAGAAGAGATGGTTGTTTATTTGTTATCTCGTATGCGCAATGCTTACGTAGATTATAAACCACAAATGTTCATGATGACGAACCCTGACTATAATTCATTTTTACGGTCATGGATTGAAGACTATTATCTTGATCCAAACACAGGTATTCCGCTTCCAGAAAAGACTGGAGACAAGCGTTATTTCTTTCGTCAAGGTAACACAATGCTTTGGTATAACTCCTTGCGAGAAGCTGAAGCTGTACACGGTGAAGGTAATGAATCTGGTCTTAGTTCATTTACATTTATCGGTGCTACTTGTAGAGATAACCCACCTTTACTTAAAGCACAACCGGATTACATTAGTCGTTTGATGTCCCTACCTCGTGTAGAAAAAGAACGATTACTAGACGGTTCATGGTTCGCTCGTCAAGAGTCTGCAGGTTTGTTTAAACGCGAATGGGTTGGACTTGTGGATCACGCAAACGGTAGAGCTAGAAAAAGAATTAGAGCTTGGGACTTTGCATTTAGTAAACCCTCAGAGCAATACCCGAATCCCGACTGGTCACGAGGTGTGTTAATCTCAAAAGACCCAAATAACTTATACACAGTAGAAGATGTAGTGTCTTTGCGTGACAGAGTTCATGAAGTAGAAAAACTTGTGTTTGATACAGCAATTCATGATGGTCAAGATGTAATTATTAGTATTCCGTTAGACCCCGCTGCTGCTGCTGGCGCTTATGCCAAGGACTTGCAACGTAAGTTAGCTGAGATGGGTTTTAGTGTAAGACTGACAAAGCCTGTTAAATCTAAGATTACTCGTTTTGCACCATTCTCAAGTATAGCACAGGCAGGGTTTGTAAACGTAGTAAAAGCTAACTGGAATAAAGATTTCTTCGATGAACTAGAAGTGTTCGATGGTGATCCTAAAAAGAAAGATGACCAAGTAGACTGCTGCTCAGATGCAATGCTGCTGCTCAACAAAGATACTCAACTACCTATCTTTTCATTACCAGATTTTACAGGTAGTAATCCTTTCGATTCTGCAATTTCAGATTCAAGTATACCTTCATTTCAAAGTTCATTAGTTTCATAATTAAAGGAGCCATTAATGGCAAAACAAAGTATTAAAAAGGCTACATTAGACGATACTCCAGAACGTTTCAAATTGAGTGAAGCAGGTTATCTAGGATTAAATGTATTTAATGGTGTTTCTAATGACGAGTTAAAAAAGGAATTGAATTTCCCTCATAGTATTAAGACGTACAAGAACATGACGTATCATAGTACTATTAATGCTTCTTTAACTTTATTTGATAATTTAATCGGTAAAGTTCAATGGACTTTTAAAGCACCTAAAGATGCAACTGAAGAAGAAAAGCGTCAGGCTGAAATCATCAATCAAATGATGCATGATATGCAAGATCAAACTTGGCAAGAATTCATCAGTGAAGCTTTGAGTTCAAACGTATTTGGTTTCTCTGTACATGAGAAAGTATATCGTCGTAGAAATAATTCCAATGGTTCAAAGTACAATGATAACTTGATTGGTTGGAAACGTCTACCTATCAGAAATCAAGAAACGATTGAAAAGTTTATTTTCTCTGAAAACGGTAACGATGTTCTAGGTGTAAAACAAAATCTGTCTTCAATTTCAGATTTATACAGTAGATATTCTAGCAGAACAAACAAAGAAATTATTCTACCTCGTAGCAAAGTTCTATTGTTTAGAGCAGGTAAACATAAAGGTGATCCATTCGGTAAATCGATGCTTCGTGATGCGTATCTATCTTGGAGATTCCTGACTGTAATCGAAGAAATTGAAGCCAATGGTGTAGCTAAAGATTTAGCTGGTTTACCTGTACTAAAATTACCTCCTCAGTATCTTTCTACAGAAGCTTCCCCTGAACAAAAAGCTATTCGTGCTTATTACGAAAATGTAATGCGTAATTTGCAGATGAATCAACAATCCGCTTTGATTCTACCGCAAGCACACGATCCTGATACTCGTCAACCGATGTTTGAACTTGAATTACTTTCCTTAAACGGTAGTAAGGCAATGGATACCAGTAAGATTAAAGAATATTATAAGAATTCGATTCTAACTTCTTTATTCGCTGATGTTTTAGTCATGGGTCAATCTGGTGGTGGTTCATTCGCTCTAGGTCAAATTAAGAATTCATTATCAGCTAGTGCAGCAGAAGCAATGCTAGATAAGATTACTAGTGTAATCAATAATGACTTGATTCGTCAAACTTACGAGTTGAATTCTTGGGATACTTCCCGAATGGGTTCAATGGATTATGATAATCTACAAACAGAAGATTTGGAATCTTTCTCCAAGGCTGTTCAACGTTTCGCTAGTACATCGGTAATTGAAATTGATCGCGCTGTTCTTAATAGAGTACGTGAATCAATTGGTGTAGATGCTCTACCTGAAGATGCTGAACCAAATAAAGAATTACTACCTTCAATGACTTCTAGAAGTGGTGATGGTTTTAAAACAGCAGGTGAAGGTACAAGTAATTCTCCATCTGGTGCTGATACAAGTTCATCTAATTTAGAGAATGCTGCATAATACTGAAAAAGTAGCTGCAGTTTATTGGTTGCATTTGAAGGGACACACTGACGTTTTCACACAAGGATACGTTGGTGTGACTACTAGACTTATCGATATTAGATTTAAGGAACACTGTTTTAAGTTTAATAATTCATATAATCAGTATAATCCTTTGCATCTTGCTTTTTCACAACATGGTATAGATTCTATAGTAGTTACTAGATTATGTGTATGCCCTGTAAAACAAGCATATGAAATTGAAAAACTATTCAGACCTTTTGAATACATGGGTTGGAATACCAGTGAAGGTGGTAAGATTTCAAGAAGAGCAGCTGAGATTATCACCAGAAAACGCAAAACTAACTAAATACAATTTATCTTGAAATTATTACTATTTCATGATATAATAAAACTTACGAACCTACCGAGAATACTCGGTGGGTCTTTATTTGTTTGTAAGATCGTAAATCTTAAAGGAATAATATGCAACCAGCAACTATTGATTTAACAATTTATAAAGGATCGACTTACTCGAAAATTATTCAATGGAAAACTGGTACTCCTGCATTACCTGTTAATCTTAGCGGTTGTACTGCTAGAATGCAAATTAGAAAAAGAGTAACCGATACTGAAATCCTAGATACACTAACGACAGAAAATTCAAAACTGCAGATTTATGATGCAGTTAATGGTCGTTTTAAAATCTCAATCCCAGCAAACGTGTCTTCTGCATATAACTTCAATACTGCAGTTTATGACTTAGAAATTGTATTCCCAGATACAACTGTTGTTCGAGTGATCGAAGGTTGTCTATCTGCTGTACCAGAGGTGACACGATGACAACTGAAATCATTACAGAAGTTGTTCACGATACAATTATTGTAGATGATTCTCAAGATACTATAGTCGTTGAGAGTGCAGGTCAAACTACTGTGATTACATCTGCAGAACAAGGTCCACCGGGACCAGCAGGTATTCAAAACATCAGTCAGGCATCCGATGTAGACATTAGCAATAGAGCTGATGGTTCTGTCTTAGTTTATTCTTCGCAGGACCAAAAATGGATTGCAACAACTTCACTACAAAACCAGAATTTTGAATCTGGACATTATTAATTAAGGAAAAATTATGGCTTCAATCGTAAGAATTAAACGTTCGGAAGTTTCTGGTAATCCGTCTACACTTGGTCAAGGTGAATTAGCTTATTCAGCGTTACCGGATAATGGTGTAAATGGTGGTGATCGCCTATACATTGGTATGGGTACAGAAACTAACGGTAATGCAGTTAATCATATTGTAATTGGTGGTAAGTATTTTACCGATATCATTAATGCTGCTACAAGCACTAATACAGGTTCGACATTAGTTAAGCGTGATGCCTCTGGAAATTTCTCAGCTGGTACAATTACCGCTGCTCTATCCGGTAATGCTTCAACAGCTACCAAATGGATTTCAGCAAGAGATTTATCTTTAACAGGTGATGCTACAGCTACATTATCTGCTGTTGATGGTTCAGCTAACGTATCTGCTGCAATTACACTTGCTACAGTTAATACCAACGTAGGTACATTTGGTTCAGCAAGTTCTATCCCTGTTATTACTACAAACGCAAAAGGTTTGATCACAGGTGTAACTACTGCTGCTGTTGCATCTAACCTAAACATCGCTGGTGATACAGGTACAGATGCTGTTAGCCTATTAACAGATACGCTATCATTTACTGGTGGTATTGGTATTACTTCAAGTGTTACAAACAATGTTGTTACATTTGATATCGACAGTACAGTTGCTCTAAAAGCTAATAAACTAAGCGTATTTGCTGCTACTACTTCTGCAGAACTTGCTTCGGTAATTTCAGATGAAACAGGTTCAGGTGCTTTAGTATTCGCTAATAGTCCTACACTCGTTGCACCTAATATTGGTGCTGCAACAGCAACTTCTGTTAACAAATTAAACATTGTAGCTCCAGTAACTTCAGCTACTCTTAACATTGCCAACGGTGCTACTCTTGCTACAACTGGTGCGTATGTAGTAACGTTGAATTCTACAGCTAACTCAACAGTAACACTTCCAACAAGTGGTACATTAGCTACTCTAGCAGGTGCAGAGACTCTAACAAGTAAGACAATTAGTGGTGCTTCAAACACACTAACCAACATTGGTAATTCTTCACTTACAAATAGTTCTGTAACAATTGGTTCTACAAATGTAGCACTAGGTGCAACAGCTACTTCATTAGCAGGTCTAACAGAAGTTACTGTAGACAACATTAACATCAATGGTAACACAATTAGCTCAATCGATGCTAACGGTGATATCGTTATTGCTCCAAACGGTTCTGGTAATGTTGACGTATCCAATTCTCGTATTATTGGTGTAACTACTCCTGTAAACGATAATGATGCTGCCAACAAACTTTATGTTGATACTGTAGCTGCTCAAGGTTTGCACGTACAAGATGGTGTAGATGCTGCTACTACAAACACTCTAGCTGTTCTTTCTGGTGGTATTGTAACATACAGTAACGGTACAGCAGGTGTAGGCGCTACATTAACTACAACAGGTTCTTATGCAACAGGTAATCCGATTGATGGTGTAAATCTTGCTGCAATTGGTTATGGTGTAGCTCGCGTTCTAGTTAAGAATGAAACAAACCAAGTACACAATGGTATTTATATTCTAACAAGTCCTACTGTTCTAACCCGTGATCCTGTATTCGATGATGACGCAGATATTCAGGGTGGTGACTTCGTATTCGTAGTTGAAGGTGCAGTAAATGCAAGTACAGGTTGGGTACAAACTGCTACGGTTAATGTTATTGGTACTGATCCAATCGTTTGGACACAATTCTCCGGTGCAGGTACATATCTTGCTGATGGTGGTTTAACTCTAGTAGGTAATACTTTTGCAGTTGGTCAAGGTCTAGGTATTACTGTTAATGCCAATGACGTAGCACTTGCTGCTTCCGTAGCTGGCGCTGGTCTAACGTATACAAGCGGTGTTCTAGCCGTAGGTGGTACTGCAAATAGAATTACAGTAAGTGCAGACGCAATTGACATTGCTTCTACATACGCAGGTCAAAGCTCAATTACTACTGTAGGTACAATCACTTCTGGCACATGGAATGGTACAACTATTGCAGTAGCAAACGGTGGTACTGGCTTGACAAGTATTACTTCTCGTGGTATTATGTTTGGTAACAACGGTTCTGCTGTAGGTGTTACTTCAGCTTCTGCGATTGACGGTAGTTTCTTGCGTGAAGACTCAACAGGTAATCCTTACTGGTCAAATTCTATTGACGGTGGAACTTACTAAATAATATGGGCGGTTTTTACCGCCCTTTTCTTTTACCTTTGTTAAGGAATGCTCATGGCAAATAAAGTCCAATTAAAGAAATCAAGTGTAGCTTCAAGAGTACCTTTGACTACAGATGTTGATTACGGTGAGTTAGCGTTAAACTATACTGATGGAAAATTATATTACAAAAAATCAGATGGAACAACAATCGATCATTTTCCTTCTGTAACTCAGACTGTATCTCCTTTTGGTAGTTATGCAAATCCCTCTTGGATTACTTCTTTAGATTCTTCTAAGTTAACAGGTACTATTGACAATGCAAGATTAAACGGTGGTACTTATAGTATTAATATTTCGGGTAATGCAGCAACAGTTACTAATATCACCCGTGGTGAAGCTGCTGGTGCTGATTTAAACACACTCACCACATCAGGTTTTTATCGAATTGATAGCACCAATGCCAATCGTCCCGGTAATTGGGGTCAATTACTAACAGTCTATGGGGGTTCTGATACAATTGGTCAGCTTTATTTTGATTATTCTAGCGGTGCAATAATTTCGCGTGCTGGTAATCCAACTAATGTAGGTGGTAGTGGTTCTTGGAGTGCATGGAAAACTAACCTCAATAATACTAACTTTGGTGATTATCTTAACAACAGTTACATACGTGCTATTGGACAACCCTCAGACAGTAATGATTGGAATAGTATTGGTAATACTTATCCTAACACTGTTCAGCAGATTAGCGCAAATAATTTTACCAGCACAACTAATGGCCCAACCGCCGCTAGTTATCAGTACGGTACATTGCTAAATCTCTCCGGTCAAAGTAATACTCAAGCACAAATTTACATAAGTCACGCTGGTAACGATTTGATTTTCCGAGGTGGTTGGGGTGGTACTTCTTGGCAAACATGGAATAAAGTTTTGACGAATCAAAACTACAGTTCTTACGCTCAACCAACTTTGGTATCCGGTACTAACATTAAAACGGTCAACGGTAACTCATTGCTTGGTTCTGGTAACATTATAGTATCTGCAACTAATGCAGATTATGCAACTACTGCAGGAGGTCTTAATAGTAGCAACTACATCTCTCGTACTGGTTCATCTGGAAATCTAAACACAGACTTTAGCAATACACCTGCTGGTACACAAAGATATCAAGGTGATGATGGGGGTATAGCTAATAGTCCCGGTAATTACTGGTGGATTTATGAACATAAGCGTCATTCAAATGCGTCTAATTTATGGGGTACACAGATTGCATGGGGTTGGGAAGATAATTCTAACCGACTGATGCAACGAAATGTTACAGCTGGAAGTTGGTCAGGTTGGGTTGAATACTTAAATACAAGCGGAAGAACGTTTTCAGGTAATCTTACGATGTCTGGAAATATTACAGCCTACTCTGATGAAACTTTAAAAAAGGATTGGTTAGAATTATCAAGTTCTTTTATTGAAGATTTAGCTAATGTAAAAAGCGGCACTTATACTCGCATTGATAGTGGAGACAGACAAGCCGGTTCCTCTGCACAAGATTGGCAGAAACTTTTACCAGAGGTTACTCACAAGGATGAGGATGGTATTCTTTCACTAGCATACGGTAATGCTGCCTTAGTGTCTGCAATAGAATTAGCAAAAAGAGTAGTGTCTCAAGAATCTCGTATCAAACGTTTAGAATCTCTTATTGAGAAACTTATCTGATTGATTGTCTATAATTTAGGAGTTCCGCTACCTTAAGTGCGGGATTAAAATCAGCAGCTTTATCGTTGCTTGACAAATGACAACATCATGTTATAATTAATCTTTAACACGAAAGGATTTAACATGGATAAAATTACATTGAGTAAAGAAGTTGTCATTGGTATGTTGAACTTTTTATCTGAGCAAAAACTAAAAGATTCGATTCAATTGTTTATTGCTTTAGAAAAAGAAGCTGTACCACAACTACAAGTTCAAGTAGAAAAAACTACTGACTGATACTAAAAAGGCTGCTAGTTGCGGCCTTTTCTATTATTAATGCATAATAACTATATAATTACACTTGATTTTTTAATATATTTATGATATAATTATATTTAATTATGCTTATTGGAGTATTTATGGAAGAGATTAATAAATCCAAAAGTTTCACTCCTACGCAAGCAATGCGAAATAATGCAAAACGTGGACTTGCACTACGAGAGAAATGGAACAGAGGTGGCTTGAGTGCTTCTCAGGCAAAATCTGAAGGTGTAGGTTCTGGCGTTGCTAGAGCTAGGGACATTATAAATGGTTCTCTGTCTTTAGATACTGTAAAAAGAATGTATGCGTTTTTCAGCAGACACCAAAAGAATTATGCACCATCTAAGAAAGAATCTGATGGTGGTCCAACAGCAGGTACTATTGCTTGGTTGTTGTGGGGTGGTTCTGCAGGTAAAGCTTGGTCTAGAAGTGTCCTGAGAGAACAGAAATTGCTAAAATCTGTAGATAAAACGCTTTCTCTTGAAGACGCAGGTAATCTACCAATTACAAAAGCAGTAAACGAAGAATTGATGCAAGTAACTTATGTTGCTATGCTGCCTGACAGTATTGATTTACACGGAGACTACACCTCTGAAGAAGAAGTTAGAAAAGCAAAAGAATCTTTCAACAGATCAAATATGCAAGCTAACTTATTTCATGTAGCAATGACCGATAAATTTTCAGTTATTGAATCATACTTAGCTCCTGTAGACTTTTCATTAGATGACAAGGTTATCACTAAGGGTACTTGGTTAATGACTTTACAAGTTCACGATGAAGATGTTTGGACATTGATTAAATCAGGTGAAATTAACGGTATTAGTATTGGGGCATTAGCTTCAGTAGAAACGATTGAAGAGGATGAATAATGGCACGTAAAGCTAAACGTAAACTCTCTGACATTAGCTTTGAGACTGAAGGTTCTCATATTGCTCTGGTCAGCAAAACCCAAGGTGGTCCAGCTAATGGTGCAGACTACGCATTGGTTATGAAATCAAAAGGTTTCAGTCAAGAATTTATTGAGAAAGTTCAACAGATTAGAGTAACCATGGAGTTACCTGATTTTCTGAAGAAGTTTTTCGGAATGTACTATGAAGAAGCTGAGATTCTTGCACGTATGATGGGTTATGAAAAACCTGAAACACAAACACAAGATGCTACAGAATCTTACGATGATTATATTCAATCAAAGTTAGAAGCTTTCGAAATTCTAAAATCTGTACACGATACAAATGACTTAGCCACTGCTCTATCCGAACTAGGTGAAGAAGAGTACCTTGCTATGTTAAAAGATCAAGAGTTAATTGAAAAAGCTTTTGAAAATGAATCTACGCTTTCTGCAACTTCTGCAGTGGCTGTTGATACCTCACCCGCTAGCGAGGTTAATGAAGAAGAGGTGTCTGCCTCTGTTAACAAAGAAAACTTGGAGAAATCTAACATGGATGAAGACCAAAAAGAAATGGTTGAGAAAGCCGTTCTAGTACTTTTACAAAAGTCTTTTGACGAACAAAAAGTTGCTCTAGAGAAAGCTCTCGAAACTCTAGCTCAGTTTGAAGCTGAAAAGAAAGCTGCTGTTGAGAAGGCCCGTAAGGACCAGATCGTAGCTGCCGTAAAAGATGAAGCTAAAGCTGAAACCCTATTTAAAGCAGTAAAGGATGTAGCCGAAGAGGACTTCCAAGCTGTTGTTAAAGCTCTTACAGAAATGCAAGCTTCTGTAGAAAAATCTGCTCTATTTGAAGAGCAAGGTGCTTCCGTTCAAGAAGAAGCTCCTGTTATTCAAGAGTCTGCTGTGGCAAAAGTTTTAAAAGCCAAGCTCACTAAGTAATTTAAATTTATATTGGAGAAAAATTATGGCATTAATTGCAACAGAAGCAAAACGTTTATCTAACGTTGTAAAACAAGAACTATGGGCTGACAGTGGTTTCTGCCGCCAAGTTCTAACAGTAACTGGTACAGACATTGTTCCCGGTACTCTACTCGACGCTGACGGTGTAGCCACTGTAGCTGCTGACGTAGTTGGTATTGCGATGCAAGAAGCTTCCGGTACTGACGTAAAGGTTCTAGCTCTTGTAAAGGGTCCAGCAATCGTTTCTAAAGCAGGTCTAGTCCTAAACGGTCTAACTCTAGCTGACGTAGTTGCTGTTCTAGAAGCTAAAGGTATTGCTTGTAACGATGTGGTCTAATCAGACTAGTTTCGTTTTAAGACTATTTGAATAATTAATTAAGGAAAAATAACATGGCACAAGTACGTAGCTTTGAAAAACCATTTGAGTTAGTTGACTACACAGAAGAACTTCTATTAGTTCCTAATAAGTGGGGTTTGATCAACGAACTAGGCATCTTCCGTAACGAAGGCGTAGCTCAACACTCTATCACTATTGAATCCAACCAAGGTACTCTAGGTCTAGTAACCGACAAAGTACGTGGTGAACGCAATAACGTCAATAAAGACGACACCCGTAACCTTCGCTCTTTCGCTATTCCGCACTTCCCAATGGACGATGCAGTTAAGCCAGAAGACGTACAAGGTAAACGCGCTTACGGTCAAGCAGACGCTGCTGAAACCGAAGCTGCTGTAATTGCACGCAAACTAGAGCGCATTCGTCAAAGTCACGCTGCTACTCTAGAAGCTGCTCGTGCTTACGCTCTAACTACTGGTGCTATCTACGCTCCTAACGGTACTGTAGCTGGTAACTTCTACACTGATTTCGGCGTAACCCGTAAGGTCATCGACTTTGCACTCGGTACTACAACTACTGACGTTCTCGCTAAGTCTGAAGAAGCTGTTGCTCACATTCAGGACAACATCCAATCTGGTGAAACCGTCAGCAACGTAGTAGTTATCTGCTCACCTGCTTTCTTCGGTAAACTAATTACCCAAGCCGGTGTTAAAGAAGCTTACAAGTACTACTCTAGCACACAAGAACCTCTACGTCAACGTCTAGGCTCCGGTCTATATCGTCGTTTCGTACACGGTGGTGTTGAGTACATCGAGTATCGTGGTAGCTACAATGGTACTGCTCTAATTCCTGCTGGTGATGCTTACGCTTTACCTGTTGGCACTAGCGACACGTTCCTAACATACTTCTCACCTGCTAACAAGTTTGACTTTGTTAACACTATCGGTGAAGAGGCTTATGCTTTCACATACCGTGATCCAAAAGGCAGCTCAATCGAAGTTCAAACAGAATCTAACTTCTTGAACTTAGTTCGCCGCCCACAAGCTCTAGTTCGTCTACACACTAGCAACTAATAGCTAACTTAGATTGCCTCTTCGGAGGCATCTAACATAAGAATTGCTTTGTAACATTACATATGTTATATTGCAGTTTTTATGTTAGAATTTATCTAACGCATTAAAGGAAAATTATGAGTGTAAAAGCTGTCAGAATTGAACTTGGTGATACTTCGCCAGAGTTCCCAATAATGTCCGACGATGAAATCCGTTATTTCCTAGATAAATCGGACTGGTCAGTTAGACGAGCATCGTTAGATACTGCCAAATCAATGCTGATGAAACTTTCATTACGCTCAGATGAATCAGTGGATATTTTTAGCATTAAAGGTACGGGTACTGCAAAGCAATTCATGCAAGCATTACAAGCGTACATTAAGAATCCTGATCTTAATCCAGTTTATCAGACCTTGTTACCTTACGCTGGTGGCATTAGTAAATCTGACATGGAAACTAATAATTCATTACTGGACAATAATATCTTTATTAATCCAACACAAAGTATTGACAATCGTTTCATTTAAGGAGTTAAAATGTCAAATGCATTTCTTGCTTCTGCTAAACGTTCGATGGATCGTCATGGTCAAAACGTTCAATATGTCAGTGTAACTGAAGGTCAGTATAATGTTGAAACAGGTAGTACAACAAATACAGAAACTAACTACACTGTTAAGATGTACAAAAAACATATTCGCGCAAATCAATATAATTTTCCAAGTATGATCGAAAAAGATTCTGCGTTGTTTTACTTGGTCAATATCAACTTAAGTTTCTTACCTGCACCTAAAGATAAAATTACAATTGGTGCTGCTACATATACTGTAGATTCTATAACAGAGCATTCAGCTGATGGTGTAGTAATCTTATATAAGCTATTGGCTGTAAAAGGTTAATTATGCAGATTACATGCGATACTTCAAAACTAGAACAAAGCTTAAAGAAGTTCCATGAAGAAGCTGTACGTAAGATGCAGGGTATGGTGCAAATCTTTGCTTATAAAGTAACGGTTGAAGCTATTGATAATACACCTTATGGTAACGATCAAGATTACGCTGTTTTATATAATAACAGAGCTAGATTAGAGGTGTTACCTCCGTTTGCAGGTTCAGCTAAAGGTGGTTGGACAATATCATTTAATGGTCCTACTAAGATTATATTCCCCGAACGTGCAGATGGTCCCGGCGCTCAAAATATTAAGATGAATGCCAAATCAGATAGTACAGGTTATAAACTTGGTGATGATCTTTACATTATGAACAGTGTTAGATATGTTGCATCCGATGGTTGGCCTTATGATACGTATAGAAACGGTACTCCTGTAAAATCACTCGAAAGTGGTGCATCATCACAAGCACCTTATGGTATTATGGAACCTACGTTACATGCTGTTTATGGTATCTACAGGTCTGAATTAAACGAATATTATAAGGCAAGCTAATGGCAATCATAGAAATTAAAAGAGCAGCTGAACGTCATTTAAGTACAATGACTCCACCTCTACCTACTGCTTGGGAAGGTGTTAGTTTCAATCCTGTTGATGGGTTATACCAACGAGTACAATTTACAATTCAAAATCCAGATGATCCGGTTCTTGGTACAGGCTTTCATAGAGAGCGCATGACAATGCAAGTATTTATTGTCGGTGCTGCAAACAAAGGAACATCTGAAGTTGTTACTCGTGCTGAAGTCGTTAGAAACAGATTCAGTAAAGGTCTTGTTCTAAATGAAGGTAGTATTAAAATTCACGTTTTGAAAACACCTCAAGTTGCTGGAACTACAGTTGCATCGGATAGGATCGTTTGTCCTGTTCTAATCGAATTAGTAGCAGAAGTTTATTCTGACTAATCAATCGGGTTTTCTGATACCTTTAAATCAGTCATTTTGCAAAATGAATTAATTGGAGAAAATAATATGTCTATTTCAAAAGGTACTGCTAAACAAGTCGGTTACAAGAAAGAAACACAATGGGGTACACTAGCTGGTGCTTCCTCTGGTAAACTACTACGCCGTGTTACTGCTGCTTTTAACTTAACAAAAGAAACTTACGAATCTGGTGAAATTCGCACAGATCGTCAACTAGCTGATTTCCGTCATGGTGTTCGCTCTGCTGATGGTAGCTTAAACGGTGAACTATCTCCTGCTACTTATGCTGATTTCATGGGTTCAATCGTAGGTAAAGATTTCGCTGCTATTGCACTTGGTGCTGCTGTAAACTGTACAGTTACTGTAAACGGTTCAACAAAGATCGTTCGTGCAACTGGTTCATGGTTGGCAGACGGTGTTAAAGTAGGTATGGTTGTTCGCGCTGCTGGTTTGACCGCTACTGCTGATAATGCTCGTAACCTATTAGTTGCTGCTGTATCTGCTACCGAATTAACTGTAGTTGCTGTAAACGGTGTTGCAATGCAAGCACAAGCTTCAGCTACTAGCGTTACAATTACTGCTCCCGGTAAACAAACATTTGTTCCAGCTTCTGGTCACACTGATGATTCATACACTGTAGAAGAGTGGTATTCTGATATTGCTCAGTCTGAAGTTTACACTGGTATGAAAGTAAACAGTATGTCTGTACAACTACCTGCAACTGGTCTTACAACTGTAGATTTTGGTTTTGCTGGTAAGGATATGGCTCAAACAGGTCAAACTCAGTATTTCAATTCACCTGCTGCACAAAATACCAATGGTTTATTTGCTGCTGTAAACGGTGTAATGCTTGTTGACGGTGCTCCGGTTGCTCTAGTTACTTCTGCTGATTTCTCTGTAGAACGCGCTACTGAAAATGCAACTGCTGTTGGTTCTAACTCTATTGCTGAGATTTTTACTGGTCGTATCAAAGTTACTGGTAACATGAGTGTTTATTTCCAAGATGCTGCATTCCGTAGCTACTTCAACGATGAAACTCCAGTTAGCTTAGTACTTGCTCTAACTACTGATAATTCAGCTAATTCTGATTTCGTTACATTCACACTACCTAAAGTAAAACTTGGTAGTTTCACCAAAGACGATGGTGAACTAGGTGTTGTAGCTTCTGCAGATTTCCAAGCTCTAGCAAATAGTGCTACTGCCGCTGGTCTAGCTGCTACCACAATTCAAATTCAAGACTCTGCTGCTTAATAGCTGATTAGATTAACTTGACGATAACCCTTCGGTCAAAAGCCGAGGGGTTTTTCTTTGTTTACAACTCTTGCTTTTACACAAAAAATATGTTATAATCGGTACTTCATTAACAATAATAGAAAGGAATATTATGACTTTTGATTTAGCAAAACATAATTATACAGAGATTGCCGAAGAAGGTTACACTTTTGAACTAAAGCTTCCCGGTACTGGTGAAGGTACAGGTGTATTTATTACAGTACGTGGTGATCAATCTAAGACCGTAAAAGCCTATGGTCGTAAGAAATATAGCGAGTTCAAGCTACGTGAACAACAAGCTAAACGCAGAGGTAAAGATGTAGAAGATATGACGCTAGAAGAAGCTGAAGAACTGAGCGTAGAGTCTGCTGTAGTGCGTGTTATCTCTTGGGAAAATATTACTGAAAACGGTAAAGAAGTACCTTTCACAAAAGAAAACGCAGAACGTATCTTCAAAGAACATTCTTGGATCAAAGACCAAGTGATGGAGGAAGCGGGTCAGCTTTTGAACTTTCGACCCGAATGAAATTGAAGACGCTGTAGCTTTTGCAAAACAAGAGTTTGAATTGGGTAGAAAATCGGGTAGTTCGGGATCGTTACGTGATCAACTAAATTCAGTCTGGAGACAAACAGGTGTAAAACCTAAAGAGTTAGAAGAACTGAAAGAATTACCTGAGAGTTGTCAACAAGTTTGGCGCTGGTTCATCGATTTGAACAATGCACGATCATCAAATGGATTCGGTGTTAACCCAATTATGTATTCAGATATCAAAGCCTACATGGATTTAATTGGTATTGAAATACACGAATGGGAACTGCATTTGATTAAACGAATTGACAATGAAGCAATGCTATCTTATGCAAAAGAAGCAGAGTTAGAGCGAAAGAAATCCTCTAAGAAATAATAGTTGCTTTGGTTATCTTAATGGATGACCAGAGCTTCTATGTGTGCAAATTAGTGTAGTTTATACACATAGAATTCCGTTATAACAGGAGAAAGTGCTATGGACTTGGCAGAATTAAAATTCGTAGTTGATACGAAACAATTAGAAACTGCAGCTACTAGAGTTGCAGAGTTAGGTACAGCTGTATCTAAACTAAATAAACCAATGCAGGATTTAACCAAAGAATCCACAAAGAACAACAAGGAGTTATCCAAAGCTGAAGAAGCTGCTGCTAAAGCTGCACTTGCTCAACTAAAACTTCAACAAGCACAAGAAAAATCTAACACTACATCAAAAGATTCAGTAAGTGTATTAGAACGTCAAACGATGATTCTGGATTACATGGCTCAAGGTTTCTCTAAGGGTCAATCTTCTATTATGGCTACATATAAGGCATCCGGTGCTTTAGATGATGCTATGATGCAGTTAGGTAATACACTTAAAACTCAGCGTAGTTTAATTGGTGGTGATGCGTTTGATAAGAGTATTGGTTTGATGCAAAAGCTTCAGAATGAAACTCGCATTACTGCTGAAGTTAATAATCTGTTTAACCGCAATTTAGGTTTGACAGAAAAACAAATGATTGAACTTGCTCGTGAAAAAGAACGTTTGATTGCTTTGTATAATCTTGAAGGTAAAAGTTTAGATGGTCTTGCTGCTGAATACGATCAAATCGTTCGCACTAGCTCTGAGCTTAATCATTTAAATGACGCACGTACCAAGAGTATGCGTGATCAAGTTAAAGCACAAAATGATAGCGCAAAGGCTAACTCATATGTAGCTGGTGAAATGGAGAGAGTTAATCGTTTGACTCAATCAGGTGGTGATATCACAAGTGCTACCAACAATAAACTAATGAAGTTCGAAGCTGCTTTAAAGCAAACAGGTATGTCTGCTGCTGATCAAACATCTAAGCTTGAAGCATATAAACAAGCTTTGTTATCTGTACAAAAAGCTGCAGGTAATCGTCAAGTTGATTATTTATCTCGCGCACTAGGTCCACAGATTACCGACATCGCCGTTGGTCTTGCTACAGGTCAATCACCTATGATGGTTCTGTTACAACAAGGTGGTCAATTACGAGATCAGTTTGCGTTAGCTGGTGTAGCTGGTAAAGACATGGGTGACATGCTAACTAAGGCTACACTCGGTATGGTTTCAAGTGTAAAAGACGTAGCTGTTGCTGTTGGTGGTGCAATGGTCGGTGCTTTTTCTGCTGCGGGTAAAGCTTCTCTAAATTTCATTGGTGACATTACAGGTGTTAATTCTAGCATCATATTGTTCAAGAAATATCTTGTAGAAACTCACGGTTTTGCATCGAGAGATTGGCTTAGAATGCTTGATAATGTAGGTAGTGCAATGTCAATGTTGGCTGGCATCGGTGTTGCTGCTGCTATTGCTGCATTAGTTGCATTTGGTATTGCTATTAAGGAAAACATTAAGTTAGAGTCAGAGTTAAGTAAATCACTTAACCTTACAGGTGCTTCTTTAGGTTTAACAAAAGATAATGCACTTGCCTTAGCAAATCAACTAAGTGGTGGTAAGGATACCACAGGTAAGTATGTTGAAGCTATTACAGCAATTGCAAAAGAAGGTGGTGTTACTTCTGATAACTTAAAAGTTGTAGCCAAAACCATTGGTGATGTTTCAAAAGTAACTGGTATTAGTGCTGATACATTAGCTAAAAACTTTTCTAAAATTTCTGAGAAACCACTTGAAGGTTTAATTCCACTTGCTAAAGAATTGGGTACAATTGATGTAGCAATGTTGAAGCATATTCAAAAATTAGAATTAGCCGGTAAACATGCAGATGCCGCTAAAATTGCAACTAATGCTTATGCTGGTGCATTGAATTCTGCAAAAAATAAAATTGTTTCAGAAATGGGTTACATTGAAGATTTCTTCTATCATGTAGCTGCTGGTGCAAATATAGTTTTGAAAACAATTATGAGTTGGGGTGCAGCAGTACCTGTAGTAAAAAAATTAGCTAAAGCTCAGGAAGAGTTGGCAGTTTTGCAAGCAGGTGAAAAAAATGCAAACGGTGATTAT